TATGTTTACTTTTAACTGCTCCCAACTATCACCAAGCATTGATATTTGACCGCCTGTTGTTTTGCTTTGCTCGGCCATCATATTGAAGAACATTCCGCCCTCTGTGGTCATTGATTGAAACGCTTTCTCAACCTCTTTAAATCCAACCTTTCCATCTTCAACAAGTTTCATCACCTCGCCATCGGTAACATTGAATTGTTTAGCCAATTCTTTAACGATAGGAATACCACGCCCTGTAAACTGCATAATATCTTTTGAGAACGCTCGCCCTTGTGTTTTAAGCGTTCCGTATAGGTATGCAATATCGGCAAATGGTATCTTTAACGCACTTGCCACATCACCCAGCATGCGTATGTTCTTAACAACACTTCCCGCGCTAAAGCCATAAGCCAACAATTGCTTTGTGGCATCTTGTACCTCAACTAAACTAAACGGTGTTGTTTTGGCTGTTTCTACTAATTGATTTTCCAAGGCCTTTGCCGCTTGCGCATTGCCTTTCATCAATGTTCTTAACGAGGTACTAAAGTATTCGTAATTTACTAAACTATCAACAACTGCTTTGCCAAATGATACAACACCCGCAGCACCTAAACCAATACCTAAAGCACCACCTAAATTGCTTAATGATTTCTGTGTTACATTAACTGCTTTGTTTAACTTTTCAGTGTTAGTAGTCGCACTCTTAATGCCACTACTAAACTTATCCTTTAAACTTAATATGTATTCAACTGAATTGTTGCTCATTTCTTTTCTTGAATTGTACCATTAAACTTTAATACAAACATAATTTCCTCAAAACGCAATGCCCATTCATCATCCGTTAACGTGTCGGGGTTGATTTTTAAATAAAAACGGATGAGTGCATTTTGACGCGCAAACTCATCCGTTTCCAATAACTTTTTTGCGGTGTCTAATTTTTTTTTAATTCACCTGCTTCCGATGTCAACATAGGTAAGATAGTCATTGCTGCGCTGCGTAACGCTTTAAAGTCATTGATGATAGCGTTAACATCGCCCTCAACGCAAAGGGTTCTTAAAAAAGACTCCACGCCCATCAATTCATCTTTCGCAATTAAACCGCTTACGGTTTTGTATGCAATTCTGTCCATTTCACGTAAGTAAACCGTGATGGGTGCGCCTTGCCTGTTGTTTACGGTTAAGGTGTAGATTTCAACACCCGGGAACTTTGATTTTAATTCTTCAATGTTAGTCATTTGTTTATTGATTTGGTTTCGGCAAATTTACTAAACAAATTCGATATGTGAAACAATTAAATCTAATTCCATTGGTATTGAAGTGTCACCTGTTGCCGAAGCAATCATGTTTTTCATAAATCTGCAATTGCGTATCTTATGTACAACAGGCAACAAGTTAACATCTGTAAAGGTAACAATGATGTCAAATTCGGGAATGTCTTGTATTCTGCCATTTGGTGCGGCTGATACAATGTTCATTACCTCATTCATCAATATTGTAACCTTTGCGCTCGGTGTAATTTGACCGTAGCCACGCGATACAGGATAACGCCCTGTTGCATAGATATTCTCGGTTGCATCTTCTTCACCGTATTCAATTGCGGTAACACCTATGATTGGTGTTCCAAGTATGATGCAAGTAATGTCTGCAAACTCATACGCTTTGCCGTTAATTAACGGAAGTCCATTTTGTGCCATGTTTTATACTGATTTTACAAATCCAACATTAATTTTAATAATTCTTGCAACGCCCAATGGTACATTCTGCAATGTTAACTCCAATGTGCTTGTTGCAAGTACATCCTGCGCAGGATTGATGATAACTTTATGCGCTGATAACTCGCCATCGGCTTCCATCTGTACCAATGGGTTATTCGCCAATGTTTCAAAGTAACCTATTGTGGCCGCAGTCAACGTGCCATCTGCATTCACTTTCAATGGTGAACTTAAAGCAGGCAACATATTGGCACGAACCACACGTGTGATCTTTTGATATACGCGGTTATTCTCAATAGTTGCATAGTCACTTGTTGGTGATACAGTTGTTTTGCTATCGCTCCAATAACTGCCCGTGATGCCTGTTAGCTTGCGTAGGAACACATAAGAATAGTTGTTCAAACTTTCAAATTGACTATCTGCAAGGGCTGTGTAAACCTCACCGTTGCCGAATGCAATCGTGTCTAACTCTGCACCCAATGCCATGTTAAACTTGCTTACCCATGCAATTGACTCGCTAACAACTGCTAATGAAACAGCACCTAACATTGCACCAATAGCACCAACTGATTTGCCAGTAGCTTTGTAAATGTAATATCCGTTGTTTGCGCCATCCTGTGCAATACATACCGATACATTTGGAGCAGTTGAGGTAGATAGGTCAACCAATGTTGCCACGCTTGCTGTTGCGCTGATTTCAGCATTCAACATGATTTGCAACGGTTTGTAAACGGCTTCGTTTGCATTCGCAATCGCTTGTAATGCTGATAGTTGAGCGGTACTAAATGCAACGTTCTTCTCAAATACTGAAATCTGCTTAATAGCACCACTTGCGTAATTCTGCATTGATGTTATTGCGGTAAAAGTATAAGTAGCTTCCTCAACGTATACACCAACGTATAACTCACCTTTTGGCTGAATACGAAAATACTCGCTAATGTGGTAGTATAATGTGTCAATCCAACTTGCAACACCTAATACGGTTGAACCTGCGCCTGTTGGTTGTGTCCATGTAGTTGTAACACCACCGCCTGTTACTGTTGATGCGTAAGGAGTACCACTGTTTGGGAATATACCCTCACCTGCTTTGGTTGCAATTAATAAATCGGTAGTTGAACCAGATGCAATGAAGCCATGTGTTTGTGTTCCTGCATTGATTGCCGCCCTTAATCCTGTTGCTGCGGTTGTTGCACTTACAGCATCAGCACTTGTTAATGTATAAGTTGCTAATACAGTTTCAACACCTAAGATGCCAGTGTAAGTAATTGCAACGGTGTTGCCTGCTGCGGGTGTTCCACCGATAACCGCCTTTGCAACGGCTTTGGTTTCGCCCAAATGGTCGCCTGTGATGCCTAAATTCACGGCATCTGCTACGGAAAAAATCTTCTTTACTCTGTCATTTGCTGTGAACCCTGTTGGTAGTGTTGCACCAGAAGCGTAGTAATGAAGCATCCCGCTCACGTAATCAGTGCCGGGTAACGCTCGGCCTAAACCGCTTGTTGATTTTACAAAATTTATATTTGGTAATGCCATTATTATTTGGTATTAAAAAAGCCCCACCCATTTGTTGAGCAGGGCTTTTTAGTTAAACGATTTATTTTATTAAGATACCCAAGTTTGAACAAGAGCGGCAACACCTTTCATGTCGGCTCTCAAGATAGCAGAACCTAACATTACTTCCATGTTGAATATTGAACCCAAATACTCTGGCTTACCGTTACCGTTTGAGCCACTATCATAAAGAGGGTTCATGCTTCCAAGTGCGCGAGCAACTGATGTTGAATGGAATGCGATACAAGCCAAGTTATCAGTTGTTGCAGTTGCAGCACCGAATGCCTTTGGAACGGTTGTGCTGTTTGCGTAAACAGATACAACTGGGCGCATCATAATATCAAAGCCATACAATTGAGCAATGGTTCCTGTTTGCAATACATTGCCTTGATTTTGGAAGCCATTGTAAGAAGCACGGATAACATCACTGATTTGGAATAACTCCCAAAACATATCAGTTGACATTAACAACTTTCTGTTACCGCGTGGTACATTGTCCTTATCAAGTTTAGAAGCCAATGCTGCGATGTCGGCAAGTGCTACTTGTTTACGTGTTCCTGTTGCTCCCGGTGCTAAAGCAGTTGCAGCAGTTGAACCTGTTGTGCTTACGATGTTTGAAGCACCTGTGGCGGACCAACTGATAGCAACCTCATCACCAATTCTTTGCGTTAATGAGCTGATTTGTTGACCAAGTACACTTTGACGCTTATCGTAGCTGATTTGTAACTCATCCAAGTTAGTAATCAATGTTGGCTCTAAAGCGAATTGATTAAGTGAATAAGTACGATCAGTATCTGTACGCTCGCTGATGTTTAGCGGAAACGTTGCAGGGTTCTTTAATACTGTGGGGTTCGATCCAGATTGTGGAACGTGAACGATACCGAATGCGATATACGCGGAGTGGTCAACTGAATACGGTAAAAAGTCCGCATTTCTGTTCAATGCTTCTTGAACATCTTGTACCCAAATTTCTTTTATTAGTGCCATTTTATTTTAGTTGTTTTTTAGTTATTAATCAATTTGAATTTTCGCTCCACATGGTAAAAACACAGTTCCGTCAAACCAAAAAGATTGACACCATGTTTTACCTGCTACACCTGTAACAACGGGCGCATCAATGCCTGTTCCAAAGGTAAATGTTTCAGTTGCGGTGGTTTTTACTTTAATATGTAATGCTGCACCTGCTTTCAACTCGCTTGATAAAGTCAAGTCAAGTGTGGCGTTGCCTGTAAGTGTTGTTAACGTAGATACAACGGTTTCGTTGTTGCTGATGGTTGCGGCTGTTGTGCCTGTGGCAGCAATCGTTAACGTGCCTGCTGCGCCAAATGGGTTGTTGATTGTTGCCATTGTTATTTATTTGATTTTTTAGTTGGTTTAATTTCTTCTGTTGCTTGCTCCTCTGTCTGTCTGCTCACTTGCTTGTAAGTTAGCCCTGTTGTCTTTGCGTGACTTGCTGCATCACCATGTTTTACAAAGCAGTTGCCATCTTCAAAGCAGAATAGCGTGTTGATGTTCGGGTTTGCGTTCCAAATTGCTTCCATGATTAAAATTGTTTATCAGTTACAGGGTTGTAGTTCGGTGATAAGTTGCTTGGTAACTTGCTGATTAAAGCATTGAAAGCAACTGCATCGTTTTCTTTCATTTCCAATAGTCCTTTCGGGTCATTCTTTGACCAATCATTGAAAGTCCAATTTTCACGACCAACAACTGCTTCGGGTTTCTTTGCATTGTCAAATATCGGAGTGTATGCAGGTTTCAATTTACCAATAAGGTCTTTCAACTCTGCATTTGACTTGTTGCTTGTTAAGTAAATTTCTTTTGTTGCAGCATCAATCTTGCCCTCTTTAACAGCGTTCTCGATTAGTTCCGCTTTGATAGCGTTTTCGGCTTCGGTGGCGGCTTCTTTTAATGCGTTCAACTCTGCTGTTTGCGCTTCAATGCTTGCTTCTAATTCAGCAATCTTTGCATCTTTAGCCGATACTGCTTCAATGATAGCTTCTTCGGATGCTTCATTGGTTAGCTTTAATAAATCAGTTAATTTATTCATTTTGGTTTCTGTTTTGATTATTACTTTATTGTAGATCGCGTGAAGTTCCTTTATGGTTGCATTCATCGCTGGTTTTAATTTTTTAGTTTGGATAACCTCATCAACAATGCCTAAACTCATACACTCCTCGGCAGTCATCCATGTTTCTTTACTCATCAAGTCCTTGCACTTGTCAAGTGTTAAGTTGGTATTGCGCTCGAATATCTTTGCTAAACTGTTGGTAATTAAACTCAACACTTCTTCATCACTGCCACCGTTAGCGTTGTGCATCATAAACGTACCATAATCGGCCATGTATTTCTTTTGGCCACATATCGCAATCACACCCGCCATTGAATAAGCCATGCCATCAATGTATGTGTTTACAGGTATCTTTGAGTTTAGTATTGCACTCACAATTGAAAGTCCATCGGCAACACTGCCACCAATTGAATTGATGCGTACATTGATGCACTTTACTTGCTCTGCATAGTTATCATTCAAGTATTGAATATCCTCTGCAATCCAAGCACCGTTGATGCCCATGCCCATATCGTCAATATCACCAATATGCTTATAGATAAGCATCGTTGCCGTGTCGTTAGATATGTTTGTGATTTTCATATTGCAAAAGTGGTAACATATTTAGGGTTTAATCCAAATAAGTTACTAATTTTGGCGTGTTTAGTAACTAATATCTAACAATGGCTAATCCAAAAAGCGATATAAACACAAAGAAACAAGCTGCTAAAGCACGCGTTACCGCTCACTTAACAGGTGAATTAAAAAAGAAATTCTTTGATGAGGTGGAACGTACAGGAACCAAAGAGTCATATCTGCTCAAAGAGATAATCTCGGAGCATTATGGGAAGCATAGGTTTTAGAATTTATCTAATTCTACGGTGATTTGGCCGTAAACATCGACCGTTCCTGTATCTGCAACCCATGTAGTTGTTGCGGGTATAAATTGCAAATTAGTTGTTCCAGCTAACGCTATCACTCTGCATGCGCCTGCTGTTGGTGTTGCAGCAGGATTTTGATAATAACAAATTGCATGATGGTCTTTTAAAAAATCAGCGTTAAATGGCATTGATAAAGTAATACTTGCGGTGTTTGATGACAATGTAGAGTTAAAAATATAAAAATCAATAATAACTGTTCTACCTACTTGCTTCCATCTAACTTGCCAATCTGATGCCCCACCTGGCAATGTCCAATTGCCTGTTGCAGCAGTTAAATAACTTGCGCTATACGTTACATCTTGCCATCTGCCCCACATTAAACAATCATCAAAATCAAAATCACCGCTTCCTGTTGCTCCTGCGCTCCAAACAATTTGTCTAATCTCGTGCACGTTATTACTTGTGCTATCGCTGAATATAACAGGGTCGGC